CTAGACAACGTTTACAACCTGGTGGTGCGATAGTCGTGGTCATGACAAGATGGTCAGAGACGGATTTAACAGAAAGATTAATTGAAGCGCAGAGTAAAGATTCCCATGCCGACCAATGGGAGATTATTGATTTCCCTGCACTCAAAGAAGATGGACAACCTATCTGGTCAGAGTATTGGAAGAAAGAGCAGTTGGACGCGGTCAAAGCCTCACTGCCCGTGAGCAAATGGAATGCGCAATGGCAGCAACAACCCACGAGTGAAGAGACGAGTATTCTTAAACGAGAGTGGTGGCAAATATGGGATAAGGATTCTATGCCTAAAGTGGAATATATTATTCAATCCTACGACACGGCTTTTAGTGCACGGACCACTGCCGACTTCTCAGCCATTACAACCTGGGGAGTTTTTACAAATGAAGCAACGAACAAACAAAATATTATTTTATTGGATGCACAAAAGGGCAGATGGGATTTTCCAGATCTCAAACGTATCGCACTAGAGGAAAATAAATATTGGCAACCTGAGCAAATAGTCATCGAAGCCAAAGCAACGGGGCTCCCCCTAACTCACGAATTGCAAGCAATGGGGATTCCGGTCATCAATTTTACACCGAGTAGAGGCAATGACAAATTGGTAAGGGTCAATTCAATTTCACCTTTATTCGAATCAGGGATGGTTTGGGCACCCGATTATAAATGGGCAGAAGAAGTGATTGAAGAATGCGCAGCTTTCCCCTATGGTAGATACGATGATTACGTGGACAGCACAACACAAGCATTGATGAGATACAGACAATTTGGAGCTTTAGTCCACGATTATGACGAAGAAATGGAAAAACCTGAAAGAAGGAATATTAGTTACTATGCAACGTAATTTATGTTATAAAAATTAAATGGCAGATATAGATAAAATTTTAAACCAAGCTCCGACTGAAACGATTGAAGAATCAGCAGAGATCATTGAAAGCAACCCTAGTGATTTATCACAATTAGAAGTAGAGACAGAAGAAGAAGGAAGTGAAGTATTATCTTTAGGGGGAGAAGAAGGAGGAGGAGAGGAAGAAGACTCAGAGGAAGACTTCGCAGCTAACTTAGCTGAATCATTATCCGATGAGGTCATGTCAAAAATTTCAAACGAATTAAGAGCACAGTATGAAGTTGATTTAACTTCAAGAGACGAATGGGAACAAGCCTACATCAAAGGATTAGATCTTCTAGGATTTAAGTATGTTGTTCGCTCACAACCTTTCCGTGGTGCGTCGTCAGTTTCTCACCCTCTTTTAGCAGAGGCCGTCACACAATTTCAAGCTGGAGCGTATAAAGAATTATTACCTTCTGGCGGTCCTGTTAAAACAGCTATCGTAGGTGAAGTGACAACAGAAGTGGAACAACAAGCAGAACGTGTTAAAGAATTTATGAATTATCAAATCATGTACAAGATGAAAGAATACGATCCAGAGATGGACCAACTTCTATTTCATCTACCTCTAGCGGGCAGTGCATTTAAAAAAGTTTATTACGATGGCAACATGGGAAGACCTTGTTCTAAATTTATTCCAAGTGAAGACCTGGTGGTGAATTACGGAGCAACAGATTTAAATGATGCAGAAAGAATTACTCATCAAATAAAAATTTCTCCTAATGATTTAAAAAGACAAATGCTTTCTGGTTTTTACAGAGATTCAGATATTGATGTGAATGAAGATGAATCAATGTATCAAAGTTATTCTCAAATTAAAGAAAAGTATGATGAGTTAGAAGGCGTAAGAAAATCAGAGTACAGCGGACAATATATGTTATTAGAAATGCACGTTGAGTTAGACCTCGAAGGTTTTGAAAACATAGATGGAAGCGGAGCTCCAACAGGATTAAAACTTCCTTACGTTGTAACCATTGAACAAGGGCAAGGAAAAATTTTATCTATTTATAGAAACTACGCACCAGACGATGGTTTGTTTTTAAGAAAAGAATTTTTTGTTCATTACAAGTTTTTACCGGGTCTTGGTTTTTATGGTTTTGGTTTAGTGCATATGCTAGGAGGTTTAACAAGAACCGCAACAGCAGCACTTAGACAACTTCTTGACGCTGGAACTTTATCTAATTTACCTGCTGGCTTTAAAGCTAGAGGACTTCGTGTACGTGACGATGGTGAGCCTCTCCAACCTGGTGAGTTCAGAGATGTAGATGCTCCGAATAATGATATTCGTGGATCATTGATGCCTCTTCCTTACAAAGGTCCAGATCAAACTTTATTTTCTTTATTAGGATATGTTGTAGATGCTGGTAGAAGATTCGCTGCTATTGCAGATATGAAAGTAGGAGATGGTTCTCAAGCTAATCCTGTAGGAACTACAATGGCATTATTAGAACAGGGTACCAAGGTAATGAGTGGTATTCATAAACGTTGTCATTATGCACAAAGAAATGAATTTGATTTATTAGCTAAATTATTTGCTAGCACTTTACCACCAGAATATCCTTATAGTGTTGAAGGTGGGAATAGACAAATTAAAGCTCAAGACTTTGATGATAGAGTAGATATCCAACCAGTTTCTGATCCTAATATTTTTTCTTCAAGTCAAAGAATTATGATGGCTCAAACACAATTACAATTAGCACAAGCTAATCCAGAAATTCACAATCAATATGAAGCATACAGAAGAATGTATGAAGCTTTAGGAGTACAAGCTATCGAAGCTATTCTACCTCCTCCCGCTCAACCTCAACCTATTGATCCAGCAATGGAAAATGCTCAGTCATTAGGATTAATGTCTTTAATTGTTTTTCAAGAACAAAATCACGAAGCACACATAGAAGCACATAGAGCTTTTATGAGTTCCTCTTTAGTCAGAAACAATATTCAAGTAGCTACTATTTTACAAGGACACATCATAGAGCACGCAGGAGCTATGGCTAGACTAGAAGTTATGCAAGAAATTCAACCTCAATTAGCTAAAGAAGCTGAAAAATTTGGAGGAAAGATTCCAGAAGATCTACAAGTTCAATTTAATGCGCAAATTGAAAGTCAAGTAGCTATTAAGATTGCAGCCATAACAGATGATATGGTAGCTGAAGAACAAGAATCTTTACCTATTGGTGGAGATGATCCTCTTGTTGAAATTAAAAACAGAGAAATTGATATTGATCAACAAAGACTCAACTTAAAAGCAGCAGATGATATAGCTCTTAGAAAAATTGAATTAGATAGATTGGAACAAAAGGCTTCAGTCGATCAACAAAGAGTTCAAGCACAATATGATATCGCTGATCAAAGAACAGAAGTTCAAAGAGAACGAATCGATGTTCAGAGGAAGAGAGTAAATAATGAATAAGAAAATAGATAAAAAAAAGTGGGAAGAAGTAGATCAAGAAATAGTTGCTTCCTTAACAGCAGAGTTTAAAGCTTTGTTCGGTGTTTATGAAGCACAAGGAGTAGAACCTTTAGCTATGGCATCAGCTATGCTATGCGTTGGGCAGTGGGCCATGAAGCAAGAAATAGGCTTGAAACAAACTCAGGATTTGTTAAAGTTATTATCAACATTTAGATATGTCGAGTTTAGACATGTAAATGAAACATTACACTAGGAGGCACGATGAAAAATAAAAGTTTTCCAGATATGACAGGTGACGGCAAAGTCACTAAAAAAGATATTTTAAAAGCTAGAGGTGTCCCAGGATTTAAAAAAGGTGGCGAAATGACTAAAAAAAATAAAAATAAAAAAGGTATGGTAGTGGAAGTCAATATAAGACCAGCTACTAAAACTGAAATGAAAATGGCAAAGAAAATGAACAAAGGTGGAATGGTCGAAGACCTAGGATCACCGAAAGAAGTTTCTTTTAACTCCGCTGGTGGTAAGTCCACAATGCGTGGTATGGGTGCAGCAACTAAAGGCGGCAAATTTCAAGGAGTATTTTAAATGACTATAAAAAAAGAAGAAATGTATAAAGGTGGTAAAGCAGTTATATCTGATAGGCAAAGAGAAAAAATAGAAAAAGCTATAGATGGGTTTTTAAATTCACAAGGAAAGGAGAATAGCTATAAAAAAAAAGAAACATTTGGCAACAAAGAAGAAATAATGAGAAGAATCGCTGCAGATGAAGATCTTAGTCCAGAAGAGGTAGAAAGATATACAGCTAATTATATTAAACGCACCGCTGAAAGAGGCAGTAGGTTTAAGACAAAAGATGGTAAGATGTATTATAAGGCAGGTTACACCAAAGAAGGAGATTCTAAAAAAGCTATGGGTAAACAAGCTATGGCATTACAAAAAAAATTAGGATTAGTTAAAGACGGTAAGAAAAATTCAAGCCCTACACAAATGGACAAAGATAATGCTTCTAAAAAAAGTAGAGGTGGACTTATGAGAAAACCTAAGTTAGCTAAAAGAGGATTTTAATTGACAAGTTATAAGGCAATTCAAAAACCTAAAAGACTTACTAGAACGATTCCTCCAAAGCGAGGACCCAATCCCCAAGGTATTAATTTAGTGAAAAGTAAAAAGGTAAAAAAAGAAATTGCTTAATCAATTATTAGGCGGAGGCTTAGTTAAAACTGTAGGAGCAATAATAGATTCCGTTCACACAAGTGAAGAAGAAAAAAATAATGCTAAGATTAAACTCAAAGAAATTGAAGCAAGTCTTAATCAAGCACAAACTCAAATTAATTTAGCTGACTCTAAATCCACTGCCACAGGCATTGGTGGTATTATGCAGCGGTCGTGGCGCCCCCTCATCGGGATGAGTTGCGCCCTAGCAATCTTGTGGGAGTATGTTTTAAAACAATTTATAGTTTTTATATTGGCAGCATTTAGTATTGAACATGCACCTTTACCTGAGCTTGACATGTCAACCCTATTCCCTCTTGTCATGGCTTTATTAGGCATGGCGGGAATAAGATCCTTCGACAAGGTCAGGAAAGTTAATTCAGATAAATAGTGGCTCAAGAGATAACAATATACGTAGCTATTCTCCGTTTAATTAATAGTAGACAAAGTGACTTAAAAGATACTATATTAGATGGGAACGTAGAGAATTGGGCAAATTACCAATACCTAGTTGGGCAACTCACTTCTCTTCGCAAACTCGATGCAGATGTTAGGGATTTGTTTCGCAAATGGGAGGTAGACGATGACGATGACGACAATGACACCTGGGATAG